CACGCCAGTCAAAGAAGATGACCTAATCATGCGTGGTGTGGCTGGTGAGGAATACCCAATTGGTCGTGAATTATTTAATCGCACCTATACCTTTGACACCGCACCTGTACACGCCATCGACATATCGCAAGAACGTGTCGATGAAACGGCAAAACATCGACATGAGTGGGTTGGGCTGACGGAAGATGAGGCGATAGAACTTTTGCCTGTTGGGGATTGGGAGATTGAATCCACTTTGGATTTTGCCAAAGCCATAGAAGCCAAACTAAAGGAGAAGAACACATGAAAAAAGTAACTAAGAAAACTACAAAAACTACAAAGTCCCCGCCGATGGCTTTAGTCAAGATAGAGGACTTAGACAAACTGCTTAAGGGTGCGTGGCAAGTAAGCAATGACCTTGATGAGTTGTCATACAGATTTGATGAGGTCGGGCAGTTGATGGATTCAATAAACCTTGATTTCAATGACGAAAAAGGATCCTGCTTTTTCTATCTATCTGAACGGCTATACAAAGAAAACAAAGTACAAATGGAAGAGATACTGCAACGGCTGAATAAGTTGTTATGGGAAGCAAGAGGAATAAGGGGATAACTAATGGCAGTTGAGATGACCGACTTTGAGCAGGGTGTGTGGGACTATTTACTTTCCCATCCAAAAACCCCGGTTCAGGCAAATAAAATCGCAAAGGAGTGGATTGTTAGTAAAACTAGGGTATATAGAGTGCTAGAAAAGTTTGTTGATAATGGGATCGCGGATGTTGTGCGTATTGGTTCCAAGAAATTTTATAAGGTGAAAGAATGACCCCCGAACAATACAAAGCCGAAATCGAACGCCTAAAGAAAGAAGTTGAGCACTGGAAACAGGCGTACCACAGGGTCAAGGATGAGAATGAACGGCTGGCGCTTGACTTAGGTATCAGAGATAATCCACAATTTGGGAAACCTTACTAGGAGACTATTATGCCTTACGCAAACAAAGCCGACCGCAACTATAAACAAGAATACGAGAATTATGATGGCACCGAGATGGTTAAGAAGAAGCGTGCTGAGCGTAACCGAGCACGGCGAATCATGGAAAAGGCTGGCAAAGTTAGTAAGGGAGATGGTAAGGATGTGCATCACGTTAAAGCACTATCTAAGGGTGGTTCGCATAAAGACGGTTTAAAAGTTACGTCGGCGGCTAGTAATCGTTCGTTTGATCGTGACGCAAAACAAAAGTTAATTTCAGAAGTCAGTCCACGGGAAAAGAAGCGTGCAAATAATAAATGATCGGATACTGCTGGTTAAGACTAAATTTCCTAGCCGTATTACAGAAACAATTAAAAAAAGCAAAGTCGTTCAGAAAGAGGGAGAAGTCAGTGAGGTAGCTGTCAATTGGGGGCTGTCTGAAGCGCAAGCTTTACGTAAATTACGGATTAAAAAAGTACCCTCTCCAATTCAGCGTGATTACGATTGGCCCGGTTTGTATAAGCCAATGGAGCATCAGCGGGAAACTGCGTCATTCTTGACTCTACATAAACGAGCATTCTGCTTTAACGAACAGGGTACCGGCAAAACAGCGTCTGCCATATGGGCTTCTGACTACTTAATAAAGATTGGGGCTATTCGTCGGGTGCTGGTTATCTGTCCCCTATCTATTATGCAATCCGCATGGCAAGCAGACCTATTTAAGTTTGCAATCCACAGGCATGTAGACGTTGCTTATGGGACAAGACAAAAAAGAACCGAAATCATTAATAGTGGGGCAGATTACGTCATTATTAATTTTGATGGGGTAGAGATTGTAAAAGACGATATTAAGAACGGAAAGTTTGACCTAATTATTATTGACGAAGCGAATGCTTACAAAAGTTCTCGCACTCAACGCTTTAAAATAATGAGAGATATTGTCCAACCAACCACATGGTTGTGGATGATGACAGGCACACCTGCCGCGCAGTCTCCGCTTGATGCTTACGGACTTGTTAAATTGTGTGTGCCCGAAAGAGCGCCGATGACCTTGGGTGGTTTTAGAGATACTGTTATGTATCAACTCACTAGGTTTAAATGGATCCCAAAGCCGAAAGCAAACGAAGTCGTACATGACCTGCTGCAGCCTGCTATACGGTATACGAAAGAGGAATGCCTCGACTTGCCGGAAATGCTTTACACATCTCGGTATGTCCCTATGACCCCGCAGCAAGAGAAATACTATCGTCAGTTAAAGAAAGATATGCTTATTGCCGCTGCTGGAGAAGAGGTATCGGCTGTGAACGCAGCGTCAAGCCTGACTAAATTACTACAGATTTCAGGTGGTGCGGTCTACACCGACAACGGTAACGTAATTGAATTTGATGTCTCAAACCGTCTCAAGGTAATTCAGGAAGTAGTTGAAGAAGCTTCACATAAGGTATTGATTTTCGTACCTTTTACTCACACTATTAATCTACTAAAAGAATACCTCACCAAACAAGGGATAGAGTCTGAAGTTATTAACGGTTCTGTAAGTGTCAACAAACGCACAGACATCTTCAAACGCTTTCAGGAAAACCCTAACCCCAAAGTTCTATTAATACAGCCACAAGCCGCCGCACATGGGGTAACATTGACTGCTGCAAACGTCGTCATATGGTACGCCCCAGTGACTTCCATTGAGACTTACTTGCAGGCTAACTCGCGTGCACACAGACAAGGACAAAAGAATCCTGTAACCGTAGTGCATATCGAGGGCAGTCCTGTAGAAACAAAGTTGTATGCGATGTTGCAAAGCAAATTAGATTTCCACACTAAGATAATTGATTTGTACAAAAAAGAATTAGATACTTGACAAAGTACAGTTTTTAGATAAAATAGTAAAAAACAACCAAGAGGACATATATGGATAAAGCCATAGATAAAATCGTCTCTGTTTACATCAAAATACGAGACACAAAACTAGAACTTGCACGCGAGTACGAGGCTAAGATTGCCGACCTTGACGAGCAGATGGGCGTGCTAAAGCACAAGTTGTTAGAGATATCGAAAGAAACTGGGGCTACAAGTTTTAAAACCCCACACGGTATTGCTTACCGCACTATTAAAAATCGATATTGGACTAACGATTGGGAAAGTTTCTATGGTTTCATGCAAGAGCATGGTGCTATGGAGTTGTTGGAGAAGCGCATATGCCAAACAAATATGCGTGAATTTTTAGAAGAAAACCCCGAAGTGCATCCACCGGGTTTAAATGTGGATCAAGAGTATGCCTTCACCATTAGGAGAAAATAATGAGTAACATTGCTTTATTTAACCAAAACCTTCCTGACTATCTTAAGGAAGTCGAGCTTGATGATTTAACTAAGTCTTTAGCTGGTAACACGGCACTTAAACGGGTCTCTATTCGTGGCGGTGTGTTTCGCATGATGGTTAATGGCGAAGAGATTGCCAAGAACGAAAACCGTGCAATGAATGTAGTTATTGTTAACGGTAACCCGCATGTATCACGGCAATTCTACGCTGGCGCCTATGTTGCTGGGGAATCAGTTGCACCCGACTGTTGGTCGAACGACGGTATTACGCCCGACCCAAGCATTGAGTCTGCCCAAAATAAGACCTGTGATGGGTGTCCTCAGAATATCAAGGGGTCTGGTTCAGGCGATTCTCGTGCTTGTCGTTTCCAACAAAGACTTGCTGTTGTTCTTGAGAGCGATATAAACGGAGACGTATTCCAGTTAACGCTGCCTTCTACTTCGATTTTTGGTCGGGGTGATCTAGATAAGATGCCTTTCCAGCAATACGCTAAGTATGTAGGATCGCAAGGCAAGAACATCAATACCCTCGTTACCGAGATGAAGTTTGATTCGGACAGTGCAACTCCTAAGCTAACCTTTAAGCCGGTCAGGTTCTTGGAGCGTGAAGAGTGGGCAATCGCTAAAGAAAAAGGCAACAGCCCCGCTGCTAAGTCTGCAGTAGTGCAAACCCCGACACAAACTGACGGTGCTAAGCCTAAGAAGGAATCTAAATATAAATTAGTTTCTGGCGATGAAATTGTGGGCAGAGCAAAAGCAGATGACGAGATAGCCGAGCCAACCAAGAAAACGGCTAAGAAAAATGTTGAGCCAGCAGCTAAGAAGGAATTTGCTGATGTCCTTAACGAGTGGTCTACCGACGATGAGTAAGCATGGCAGAAACACGCGGCTACTCGTTTCGGCTAATAGAAACTAACAAACGCGCAATCGCAACCCACCCCGGTGTAATGCTGGGGAGGTTGTGTATTGCTCAAGATATCCCAGTCTCGGACGCAGCACAGTTCTTCGGCGTAAGCCGTATGACCGTATACAAATGGTTTA